GGGGGTTTCCCCCCTGACTCGAAGCTTACGCTTCCTGTCAGCTTCCGCTGAGTACCCCGTTTGGAATTATTCAAACGAGGTTCGACAATCTACTATGCTACGGAGGTATCTATGGAAAAATTCGTCATCGAACTTGTTAACCTTCTTTTTGACTTTAAGTCAGGGGAGGTCTCCATTGTTCATGTCGTATCCCATATCCTCCGTATCGTTGTAGCTCTTGTCGATAGTGGGCTCGTTGGTAACGAGTCCACTGCTAGTGATACTACTAGCTCTCCCCCTCCGGTTCTTAGTTCCGGAGCGGCTGGGGAACCTACTTTATCTGATTCGATTTTCAGAGATGTAGGTCGTTGAGCCATGCCGAGTAAAGTTGATGGGCCTTACACTGATACGCGTACGACAACGTACTACAACTATCAGTGGCCGGTAGTCTTAATGGGATCCAAATATGTCTGTGGCTGTATTCCTACAGTCACTGGCCCGTTTACGGATACCACAAAGTCTATATCTTCCTATTATCATACTCGGAACTGGAATAACTCTGTTCCTTGGCCCAACACGTTGCCTCTCAAAGCCGTTAACGCTTATACTGACAGGAAAGAGACTTTTAAGGCTCCTATTGTCGGCTACACGCATAATAACGGCGGCGCTGTTTGTGGTAGTACCGGACTCTGCCTTAATAAGCGAGTTGGTATGATCCACTCTAATGGTTTCCATGGTGATGGGGCGTTAAACGTCGCAGCCACTCTGGACACCTCTGACTTATTATTCGTCAGACAGCGCGCTATCCTCGCCGGTCTTTTGAAAATTAAAGACCAGAAAGGGATGGTTGGAGTGACACTCGCAGAGCGTCACAAAACCTTTGAGATGTTAACAAGCCGGGTGCATGATCTTATTCGACTTAAAAAAGGTTTCTTAAAGCAGTTGACGGGTATTGAACGCCGTCTTGGCAAAAAGAAATTGTCGAAAGAGAAAGTGCATAGTCTGTGGTTGGAATACCGTTACGGGTGGACACCTCTTCTTTACGAGATCAAGGGATACGCTGAGTTCATCAACGAATCTTCTTGCTCACGTACATTTCCTTTCAGAGCGAAAGCCGAGAAAGATAATGATTACTCCGTTCAAGGTTACTGGAACGGAGCAATTTGGAAGAGTAATTATCTTGAAACCCAAGTGACCAAAACTACCGCAAGGTGTGGAGGTTACTTCGTGATAGATAATCAGGCTGCTCGAGACATGTCGAGACTGGGTCTTACCAACCCACTAGAGACTGTCTGGGAAATTATTCCCTATAGTTTCTGTGTTGATTGGCTGGTGTCTGTAGGTGATTACATTGAAGCCTCTACGGCGACAATGGGTATCTCCTTGCAGTCCTGCTGGCTATCAAGTGTCGTACAAACTAAGAAACAGCGGACTCACGTTTCCGATGGAGACAACGGTCCTTCTTACTATGTCTATGATTCACCGCCTTATCAGCAGTGGATTGTCCGTCAATATGATAGGACACCATGGACACCCTCTTTTAGAGATATCGACCTCGCGAGTCTCGTCAATGTTCGAATGAACACGAAACGATACCTCGACGCTGTCGCTCTGCTCTATAACCTCTTTTCAAAATGGAGATAGAATATGGCCGCTATGGCTGGTATTCAATTGAAGAACTACGCCGCTGTGGAACAAACCTACAACGTGGAAAGCGTGAATGCTAACCTCGTTGGTTGGGTTGAGACCGGAGCTGCGTCGCTCATCGCCGGAAAACGTGCCACTTTGGGGATCAAATTCCCGAAGGACCTCGCTACCGGAACCGTTCGTCTCACTGGGAAACTCACTTATCCGGTGACCGATGGTGTGACAGGCGCTCTATTGCGCACGCCACTTGCAACGTTCGATATCGTCATCCCTGCTGCTGCGTCTCAGACGGAGCGGCGTGAGATGTTCGCTCGATTCAAGGACTTTGTCGGCGATGCCGTTCTTACGGCTGCCGTCGATGACCTTGCCATCCCTTACTAACCAGTAAGGGGCCGTTGCTATGACCACTATGACTCGAAGTCTAGTTGGCTCTTTGAGCGCAACGCTCGAAGATTGGGAAGTGAACGATTCTTTCTTCCCACAGCGTGTTGCTTTGGAGCTGTACAAGGGACTTGATACTCCTATTTCCTTAGGGTTATACCTGAGGCTGAAGTATGACTGTCTCGCCGAAGTAGTTTTGAAGGAGATTTCCCCTTCTGACTATCTAACTCCGGAACGGTACCGCTTAGATTATCAAGCTGTATCCTTTCTGAGGAAGATTCCTCTAAAGATTCGTGGTTTGGATCCCAGGGCGAAAGCTCTAGAATCCTTCTATGAAGCGGAGAGGCTCTGTACTGTTACGAATAAACGTATCCGAGATATGCGCAGGAGTCCTCAAAATTATGAGGCCAAGTTTCACTCGATATTGCATCGGGCGGCTTGGATTTGCTCTAGCGTACTCAGAGACGTCGATTCTGACCTGTTATCTCTATCGCGATTCGGACCTGGTGCTGATTCTAGTTCTGAGTTCGGACGTGTTAGCTCTTATAACAAGCTCACTGTCAGCCCTCAATGTACGGCTGATGCGCGCAACCTGGTTCATGCTGCAATTAATTCGCTGCATGGTCTAAAGGTCGCCTTCGGGAGAGATCCCTATGACGGCCCTCAACGTCCGTTCTTAGAATCGGATATTGAAGTTGTGCGCGGTAACCGCATTACCTTTGTTCCCAAGAGTGCCAAAACCGATCGCTGTATTGCGATCGAACCGCACATGAACATATTCCTACAGCTTGGTGTCGGTGGTTTAATCCGCAAACGCCTGCTGAAAGGGATGTACATACCATCTAACCTGATTAAGGGCCAGATGATTCGTGTGGCTTTGAACCTCGATCGAGGTCAGGACGCTAATCGCGCCTTGGCTAAGGTTGGGTCCATTGATAATTCACTCTGCACCGTTGATATGTCTATGGCTTCTGATACTGTGTCTAGAGAGCTCGTTTCTGAGCTCTTACCGTTCTCCTGGTTTTCCATTATGGAATCACTCAGAAGTAAGACCGGAGTACTCGACGCAGCCAGTGAGCCTATCACATATGAGAAGTTCTCTTCAATGGGCAATGGTTTTACCTTTGAGCTGGAGACCTTAATTTTCTGGTCCTTGGCTCTTGCCTGTTGTGATTACCTCTCCATTGATCCGTACGATTATAAACTGCAAAAGCAGGTCGTACTGGCCTACGGTGATGATGTAGTTATTCCACGTGACTGTTTTAACCTCTACTCAGAGGTTTTGACTTTCTGTGGATTTAGCCTGAACAAAGCGAAAAGCTTTGAAACAGGCCCTTTCCGTGAATCCTGCGGGAAAGACTACTTTCTTGGAGCAGAAGTCCGACCTTATTTTTTAAAGGAAATTCCAAATGGAGCGCAATCGATTTATCGTCTGGCTAACGGCCTCAGGCGAGCTGCTAATCGCAGCACTGGTGGTTTTGGCTGTTCTAGCCATTTCCTACCTGCTTGGGCATTTAGCGTTAGACGGTTACCTCCAACACTTCGGAGATTAATCGTACCCCCGAATCTTTTTGAAAAAGATGACGGGGCCTATGACGACTCCTCAGGGCTCATCGGTAATTTTGATGAGTACCTGGGGACGAATCCTAGGAGCGTATGGAACAAAGACCTTCACAGGCCTGAATTCCGTTCATTTGGTATTCGCGGGGAACCTCGAAGGTTCTTTTGGAAGCACGTTCCGGGTTTATTCGGAGTCGTGCTTTACGAGTCCCGCGTCGGACAACAGGTGAAGAGTATTTCCTTTCTCCCAAATGGGCGTTATGTCCAGACGATGAGAGGAGAGCCTACACCTAAGGTGAGACATCTGACGTTCGAGAGGACGAGATGGAAGGATCTTGGTCCATGGCTGGCGTAAGCTAACCATTTAGAAGCAGGGTTTATACTGCCTCGACCAAGTGTTCGTGGGGTCTACCCACTGAAAGG